GATTTTATTTCAGAGGTCAGCGACCGTCCGCCCTGAAACGTTGTACCGTCCCATGTGCCGCCCACATTGAATATGGTCGAGGCCATTTCCAGCGGCGATTCGTTGACCCGGGCCGGGAGCGTCATCCAGGTTGTCTCCGTTGCGATGTAAAGAATCTCATAGGACACCGGGGAGACTGTTCCGCCGGGCGATGTAATCGTGATCACTGCGGGAGCGGCGCCGGAGACCGCGGAATAGGCAACTTCGGTATAAACGCCGGGCGTCAGTTGGACCCGAATGCGATGCACATTATCCAGACGGGTTGCCGCATCCGCGCCTTGCACGCCATTTGCGGCCAGCGTTAAGGATACGGCATTTCCGGCAGCGGAAAGAGTTTCACTGATGACGTTGTCGGTATATTTTCCGGTCCCTTTGACACTGCCGGAAATCTTGACAAAAGCATCACGTGAAAAGTTGGTCGTCACGGAATCAACGAACAATGAAGCGAAGCGTCTTTTGGCGACCAGGTTGCCGTAACGCTGGGCCGCGGTAAATGAAGGATTATCGCGATTGTCGTCCAGACTCCCGGCTATCGGCGTAATAACGTGTTTCTTCCCCGCCCCCAAAGTGGTGGAAACGACATTTCCCATTCCATAACCCATCAGGAAGGCGATATTCTGCGGCTGGGCCATATCATGCGCAGCCGGCCACATCGATAATTTGCCGCGATCGTAAATCGTATCAACTTCTTCTTTGCCGTGGGCTTCGCTATCGTTATTCTGCCGGCGCGGATCGATATCGATCAGACTGGCCATATTCCAGAGCATGGTGGTATCGAGCGTCTGCTCGGTATTTATCGCCGTTTCCCGCAGCTTGGCGGACACCGCGATGACATTGTTTGAAGCCATAAAATCTCTACCCATAATGATTAGTTAACCTCCTTCTTTATCATTCCCGCAAAGGCGTGAATCCAGTTTGTTTTTCACCCTCCCTCAATCCCTCCCCTCGAAGGGAGGGAAGTCAAGAGAATGGATTATTTACTTGTCCTTTTCTTTTGCCCGTCAATGTCCGCAGGTGCATCTACTGCCGCTTCCGGGATCACGTAAAATTTCGCGGCTTCCTGTGATGGAATTGCATCATACGCAATTCCGCTCTTAAAACTTTTTCCGGCCATTTCCCCGTCGATAACGGTGAAGCCCTGAACTCCATCTTTTAATTTGTATTGTGCCATGATTTTTTAACCCCCTATTTTTAATTTCCTGGATTCCCCGGTCAACCGGCATTCGCCAGTCTCCGAGCCGGGGAATAACAGATTTTATTATTTCTTGAACAAGGGGTTGCAACCCCTTGTTCTGTCGCTCCGCATTCGCTCTTCACGCCTTTATTCCGTTGCTACCAGCACATTTTCCATGCTGTATGTAAGGCCGTAAGCAATGATACCTCCCTCCGCCATGAGGAGATCTTCTAGTTTGGGCCGAAGAAAACCATACGCGCCTATTTGATGCCCGGTTAATTGGTCCCGGACGGATTCAATGATTGTGTACGCGGCGGCAGATGCGTCCTCCCTGCTCTTCTGGTTCTGGACAATTAAAATGAGCAGATAGTCCAGCGATGATATTGTTGGTTCGCCGACCTGATCGAACGGTTCAAATCTCGCACCTTGATAAACCACATGCAAGGATGGCATCTTCTGCGGCATTTTCAGCAGGGAATCAACGTCCCCCTGCCAGGCGGCAGCAGTCTTTATATCTTTGATGGCTTTTACTTGCTCTATTATATCGTTTTGTATTGTTTCCAGCATTTTAAAACCCTTTCATTTTGTCGCGCGTAAAAATCCGCGCACTTTTGTCGCAGTTGGACTCTGCGCCATTGCTTGTGTCTGTAGGCGCAGGCGTTGCCGCGCCCAGATCGATATCGCCCTTTGCAACTTTTTCTAAAAATTTAATTGCCGCATCGTTGCGATCTTTGCGTATTTCCGGCAATGGCAGATCACTGCGGGAATAGAGATTATATATTGCGATATCCGCACTGATTTCTACTATTTTGGGAGGAACAGGATTCAGCGGTATTGTATAGTATCGTTGACAATACGCATCAATCGTTGCATCTGCGGCGGCTATTGCCTTGTTGACGTTAGCTGACACAATTTCGCCGATGTTATCGTCATCGGTTAATTGAATGATGACGACTTCCGGAATTGCCTTTTTGATGTCTGCTAATATGCAGTATGCCATTGTCGCGTCGCTCCTATGTGATTTTCGACAAATTCTTCACGGTATAGATATAGTCCGCCGTGGCCTTTTTATTTTGCGGCCCGTAAGTAATTTTAACAGTCACCTTTTTCTTTTCCGAATCCAACGCGGCATCCAGAATGTCGTTTTGCGCATCGGTTATTGTCAGATCGTGTGTAATTGCTGACGGCGCAAAGCTAGTCCAGTCCAGAAGCTGTGTGCCCGATTCGACATCGTCAATCCGGTACTGCGCCGCAGTCGGAATAACGCCGACACTGTTTTCATCCTTGAATGATAATCTCAAAACCAAGGTTGTTTCTTCGTTAATGATTTCCATTTTTTCTCCGTTCACCCTCACCCCAGCCCTCTCCCCTCAAGGGAGAGGGAGGTAAAGGCTGCGCATTAAGAGAACGTAATTGCCAGGTCTACAGTCCAAGTCTGGCCGCTGATCTTTGTTCCCTGATCGGAAACTTTGCGGTTTAAATTCTTGGACAAATCACTGTTTCCGTTGGCAACAGAAAATTCTTTCCATGCGAAATTACCGGAGCTGCCGTCAAAGACCGAACGGAAGGTGACTGTTTGATTGGCTCGTACAGGATAATCGGCTTCCATCGCTTTATAGGCTTTGTTTGTTACTGCCTGTAGTGCGGTCTGCGTAGCCGCAGCGGCAGTATCGCTGTCGCCGACGCCGATATATGCGTTGGCTTCGGAAAATGCCGTACCGCCGATACCACAGAACAGATCAATCATTTCGCCGATGCCTTCATTAAGAAGCACATTATTTTTGACTATGGTTGTTGCAAACGGATTTCCCGCGAGGAACGCCGCCTCATCCGCATATTTACTGATTGTCCATTCTGTTTTGTACCAGACTCTGTCCGTTATTTTTCGAACCTTACTGAATAAGCGTGAGAGAGCTTCTCCGATTTTGCCAATGTTACTGATCAATGCCTTTTTCATAATTTCCTCCTTAAATTTTTGTAAAAGTTATTGTCCCTTTTCGGGGTGTTATATTTATACCTGGCTTCCTGGGCGTGAAGGTAATATCCACGCGCTTGGAATCCTGCCTGTAATTGACAATGACATCTACGCCTGAGGCGCTATCAGCCAGCGAGACAAGAACAGCGATCATGCCGATGACGTCCATGCCCATGCCGGAATCGGGTACGGTTAGAGACACGTTAATTGCCGGGACATTATCCTCGCCGGAACCACTATCAATGAGGGAAATTAGTGCGGAAACAAGGCTGATAATATCCGTGCCTGAACCGGAATCGGGTACGGCAAGAGACACATTAATTACCGGAAAGCCGTCTGCACCTTCGCCGATGTCGATAACGGAGAGCCATGCATTCAACTGCGCGATGACATCACTGCCTGTGCCGGTATCGATAACAGAAAGCAACGCCTTCAGTTGGGTAAGGGCATCACTGCCCGCGCCGATGTCGGCAATTGATAACGCGGCTCCTATCTGCGATACAGCATCAGCACCGTATCCGGCGTCGGTGATAAATTTAATAATATTTTTTATTATTTTGACCGAGTCACTGCCAACGCCGGTGTCGGTAAGCGAAAGCAAAGCCTTCAACTGGGCGATAGCATCACTGCCTGCACCCGTGTCGGCAAGGGTAATCAAAGCTTTTAATTGCGTGATAGCGTCACTGCCTGCGGCAGTGTCAGTAAGCGAGATCATAGCCTTCAATTGAGCGATGACATCCGCGCCGGAGCCAGTATCAGTAAGCGAGATTAAGGCCTTCAGTTGCGTGATGGCATCGCTGCCTGTTCCATTTTCAGCAAGAGAGATTAATGCTTTGAGCGAGGCAATTAAATCGCTGCCTGTGCCGGTATCGGTAAGTGAAAGCAGAGTCTTGAGCGAAGCGATGGCATCACTGCCTGCGCCCGTATCGGCAAGCGAAAGCAAAGCCTTCAACTGAGCGATGGCGTCACTGCCTGCGCCCGTATCGGCAAGCGAAAGCAAAGCCTTCAACTGAGCGATGGCGTCACTGCCCGTGCCGTTCTCAGCAATAGAGATTAATGCTTTGAGCGAGACGATTACATCGCTGCCTGTGCCGCTGTCGGTAAGAGAAAGCAACGCCTTTAGCTGAGCGATGGCATCACTGCCCGCGCCGCTATCGGTAAGAGAAATCAAAACCTTCAACTGAGCGATAGCGTCACTGCCCGTGCCGTTCTCAGCAATAGAGATTAATGCTTTTAGCGAGGCAATTATATCGCTGCCTGTGCCGGTATCGGTAAGTGAAAGCAGAGCCTTTAACTGCGCGACTGTGTCACTGCCCGCACCGGTGTCGGTAAGCGAGATCAAAGCCTTCAACTGCGCGATGGCATCACTGCCGTTGCCGGTATCGACAACGGAAATCAAAGCTTTAAGCTGGGCGACAATGTCGCTGCCGGCAGCGGTATCAGTAATGATCAAAGAAGCTAACACCTGGGCAAGTGCGTCCGTACCTTCACCGGTATCAGTAACGATCAGCGAGGCTAAAAGCTGGGAGAGGACATCTGCACCTGCACCGGTATCGGAAACGTTCAGTGCGGCCAAAACCTGAGCAAGGACATCACTGCCCGCGCCGCTGTCGGAGAGAGGCAATCGGGCGGCAACGCCGCTGCCGAGATTGTCCGCACCCGCGCCGGTATCGCTGAGCGACAGGCCAACGGCAATCTGCGTCACGGCATCACTGCCCGCGCCGGTATCAGTGATTGTTATAACGGCAACGATGCGCGTCCCATTATCCGCCGAGCTTGCGGCGCTAAATCCGGCAGCATTGATTGCTTTAACTGTGTAGGAATATGTCGTCCCTGCAACTGCTGTTGTATCATCATAGGTAGCTGTTCCATGTGCGACAACGCCCGATATATCAACTCCATCACGATAGACTCTATGTCCGCCTGTTTCTCCAGTACCTGCCGTCCATGTAATTGTGACTTTATCTGTGAGGTTGTCGGTAGCGGAAACATCAGTCGGTGCGTCGGGGATGGTGACGCCGGTAGCGTATAAAGCGTTTTTATAGTTGGAATCATGATTATAAGAACAAGGAGTAGTAAATCCATCTCCATTGTACCAATAATTGCCAGAACCGCCGGTATTTTCAACCCGCAAAGTTCCCGCCGCATTATAATACCCAATATAGTCTCCAGAGGAAACATCACAATTTTTACCTGTAAATGTCTGTTTACTATTAGCAGTAACACTACCAAGAGTTTCATAATCTCTCATGGTGTAATTAGAATCACTCCCAGAGAATGAACCCATCTTTGCAGAACCGCCGCCGGGGTCTGATAACCAAACTTCAAAGGACGTTAATACACCATTGGCATTGGCGGGATTTGTTTGACATACTGTTGTATATCCACCATTTCGATAACTGCCGTAATTGGAAGCACCTGCCCCTATGTCAATTGTTCCATACGCCATTACTTCACCTTATACTTCTCTGTGGTTTTGACTTTGGTAAAATCCACTTTTTTAACTTTTACTAATCTTTTTTCGGCCTTTGTTACTTTAGCTAATTCAGCATTCATGTAATCAGAACGATTTCCCAAAGGAAGTTGTGAAATAATTTTAAAATATTCTTTCCGTGCAGAATAATGAAATGGTTGATTGACAACCTGACTATACGGATTTCCATTTTCATCTTTTTTCTGACAATGCAAATCGTCCATGAGATAGTTCCAATGAGTAATTCCTAACGCCCATTCAAAACACCAGAGGATTTCTTCTTCGGTGACGTCATGTTCAAACTGAATTGAATGATTGCAGAAGGGGTTTAGTTGCTGAACGGTTGGTAATGATTTAAACCAATTATCATAATCATTTTGGTCAGCAGGTGCGCCTTGTTCATCAACCTTGCCGGTATAGCCGCCCTCAGGTATTACAGGTACCATGACAAGATGCTCGGCAATATATTTTTCATAGCCCTCATCACCCTTTTCGAGGTATAGGTCAGCAGAGACATTTATCATGCCCATGCCGGTGTATTTATCTTGCTGCGGCGCATTAATTTTAAAATACATTTTTTCAATCCTCTAAACTTCTAATCGTCCAATCTTCTAATTTTTGGTCTCACCACAAAAGCCCTCTCGCCTCTCCGGAGAGAGGGCTTCTAGCTGAGGTCAAATTCCTGGATTCCCGATCAGGTCGGGAATGACCGTTGTTACGTTACGCCACTGCGTCTTCGATGAAATAGCCGCAATCGCTGGCGATAATTTTTTCGTCGGAATTCCATCCGGGTCTGATGTAATGCGCGCCTTTCAATCCGCGTTTGGCATCAAAATCTCTTGCGGTAAAACGCAGGGTTTCGGCAAAGGTCGCTCCGAACGTAATGGTTTTGATTCCCGGACTCGGTGCAACATAGAGAGCTGCGCAATGCTTGCCCCAGAGCCGCGTGTAAGTTGCGGCTTGCCCTGGTCTTGCAGCGTTGTATCGCGCTCTGCCGATTAATATTCTCTCCACCTCGAACAACTGCGCAACATCCGGCGCAGAGGCCATACCGCCCTTAAGCGTCGCGCCTGCCACGGCCTTAACGGCGTCGAGGATTTCGGGAAGTTTGCGGAATTTTAACCATGCATCCACGCCGAATACCAAAACATTGGCGCGCTGGAAGCAGGCTTCAATTGCCGTCTGTACATCACCGATAGGATCATCGGTAGTGCCTCCCCATTTATAATTACCCGCGAGTTGGGTTTTGTTGCCAACAGGGTAAGAGGCAGCAGCAAACACTTTGTCGACGACCCTTTTCTCCTGAGCCACATCCAGACTCATATTCAGAAAATCGTTTGTATCTATTTCGGGCTGGAGTGGATTGTCGGCATTGTCGATGGCTTCCTGCGGCAACCAATCACCCAGGGCATGATCCTTGACAGAATAATTCTGATCGGCCACGCCCCAGTCGATTTCGTTGGCCATCCCTTTGGGAGAGAGCCGGTCATCGACCAGTTTGAAACTGTCATCTTTGTTGTAGACATAATAAATATCCGATCTTTTGTTGACTTTAACGATTGGCATCACGAACGGCCATATCATGGCATCATTGCGGTACTTGACCGATAAATTGGAGAGCACCGCATCTTTGTGCATTGCTTTTGCTTCTGGCATAGGTATTGCCTCCTTTTCCTTTTCCTTTTTTTTAAAAAATTAAATGCTGACTACGTATTCCGCGTAGATTCTGAGTTTGCCCGCCGTTAACGCCTCTACTGCAACGGTCGCGCAAAGCTCCCGCAGTGCCGTGAGCTTGGTCAGGGCGTTGGCTACAGCGCCGTCCTGGATGCCTTCATGCAGACCCGCATCATAGGCGTTGGCTCCGTTGCTGATCGCTACCGCCGCTTTGATTCCGGCTTCACTATCCGTATCCACGCCCAGGGCGATTGTTGCGGCGTCAGTGGCCGATGTGCATGTGGTTAAAACCTCGTAGAAGGATCTGACGACAATCGCGTTATCCGGCAGATAAACGCCCAGCCCGTGTTTGGCGATGGTACGCTCACCGACAGTGGCAGAAGGATCGAATGTCGCAATAGCCAGGCCCTTGAACGTAGTGCCGTTCGCACCCTGATTGGCCGCGAGAATCTGCGGGCTGATCAGGCAATAGCCGATGTCGCTTGCTACGCCGGATATCATTGCATAACCGACGATTGATTGACCTGCGACGGCCTTAACCGCCTTGCCGTTGCCGTCCGAGGTCAGGGGATCGCCCCTGGTAATTGCGCCGCCGTACACAACCGGGGAAATACCCGACAGCATGACGCGGACATCATCGCCTATTGCGGTCGTTACGTGCTGCAATATCCCGATTAGCGCATCCGTCGCCGCCGATGCCTGGGCGCAGGTGTCGTCATCGTCACCCAGCTTTGCAATCAGCCACGCCGTTGCAATAATCGCCGCGCATTTTGCGCTTTTTTCTAAACCTGTTGTTTGTCCAAACATTATTTTAATTCTCCTTTCGAATTAGATTTTTTTAAGATTACGAACCCGCTTCTATTCTTCCTCTTTGAATAATTCAGGGTTTTCTTTGGAGACGGCCAGCACAGCCTCTTTGTAGCCAACTTTATTATCTTCCATAAACTTGGCGATGACTGTCTCCCGCGTCTTCGCGCCGCCCGCGTCTTTATCCCGTGTGGCTACTTCGCTGAAAGTTACCAATGGCGTGGCCGACTCCAAAAGCGCTTTCATGCGGTCGAAAGCGGTGGACTTTTCTTTTTTCTCGCCAAATTCGATTTGATTATCGACCCCGGCGATGGAAAAAAGGATTTCCGGCAGGCCGAAGGCTACGGTAGCCGGGGTGATCTTGCCCGCTTTAATCAGCGATTCGCAGAACGCGGTGATCTCTGTCTTGATGGTGGCCAGCCGCGTCTGTTTTTGCTGTTCGGCGAATTCCGCCTGCGCTTTTTGTTTGCCTTTTTCCTCGGCATCTGTTCTGATTTTTTCCAGATCGGCTTCCGAAAACTGCCTGCCCGTTGATGCCGGAGCCTCTCCCGGAATCGCCTCATCGGGAATCTTGCTGACATCGAAACCGATGGAACCTAAAAACGCTTTCATTTTTTCTTTGAATAACATATTTTTCTTATCCTCCTTTGCGTTGTACTTTGTTAGTTGCGGTTCATCGGCAGGCGGGTTGGCCGCCGATCTTAAATCATCTATTTTCCAGTCCGGAATGATCCGGTCTGCCGTGTCCTGATCTTTCGTTTCGATAATCCATTCCCGGAGACGCCGGAAAACATCAGCGATGGAATCCCAGGCAAACGATTCGGAATACTCAAAGCTGGCCGCATCGCCTTCGGCGAAAGCCACATCCGGCAGGCCCTTGACTGCGGGCGGCATCGCGCCCAGGAACGCCACATGACGCAGCGTGCCGTCCGGATAAAACGCGGCAGAGCGTTTTTTGATTCTGCCTTCTTGCACCATTGCGCTGAAAGCAGGTTCGACCTGGCCGAACCTGGCCAGCAGCAAAT